TTCTTAAAGAAAGGAGCTTACATAATGAGCAAGCTCAAGTTTAAGGTACTTATTACCTTAACGCATCTGGCCCGTAGAGTGCCAGACTGCATTGTCCGCAGATCGGACACATTACAATACTTTTGGAATAAAGAGTGGATGCACTAAGCATCCACTCCCATTCCGGGAGTAACTTTTAAGAAAGGAGGCCATTCATTATGCCTAAAAATAATGAAACCAAGTTTGACAAGTACTTTAACTTGCCAAATCCCGGCTTGCGGTCTTATTTTGACATGGTCAGGAAAGGACAGCCGGATGAGTATAGAACCACCTTTGCCAAAGGGTGCTCAGTTGAAAGCGTTCTAGAAGCATGGAAATCTACTTTGGATACCATCACTGACAGATGGCCTACTCTTGTAGATTTCGAAAATGACCTGCGGGAAAAGGTCGGACCACTGTCTATCATGAAGCCATTGTCTGAAAGGCTTGAAGACATTGATCATTACTACGATGATATTCTCCTATCATCACAGCCCGTATCTGAGCAAGCATTGCGCGCAGTTCTAAGTGAATTTCGAGCAATGAAGGGACTCCGAATTAGAGATCAGCAGCGTACCGTTGATCTAATGAAGAAGTCAACTAATTCAGGATCGCCGTACTTCACTAAACGTAAATCCGTGGTGTCGAAAACACTGCTCTGTAAAGTGTACCCGGATGAGCAAGATGTACACCAATATTTAAACTCTCAGCCTAATCAGAAGGGCGGAGACTTTTGGAGTGCATGTGCTGTTTTAGGATGGCGAGGCCAAGAAGGAGGTCCTACGGATGACGACGTTAAACAAAGGGTTGTTTGGATGTTTCCCTTTGCAGTTAACATTCGTGAATTGCAATTTTACCAACCAATGATTGAATCGGCTCAGCGGTTCAATTTGGTTCCAGCATGGGTTAGTATGGAATCAGTCGACCAGCGTATCACTCAGATGTTTGATACAAAGGGCAAAGACGACTTGGTTATTTGCACTGACTTCAGTAAGTTTGACCAACATTTCAATCAGGATATGCAGGATGCTGCATACTCAATAATTGAACGTCTTCTGACTCCGGATGGCGTATCAGCAAGTTGGTTAAAGAATGTATTCCCCATCAAATATATGATACCTCTGGCGTATGATTACGCTAAAATCCGGTATGGTAAACACGGGATGGGAAGTGGTTCAGGCGGAACCAATGCCGATGAAACACTCGCGCATAGAGCCTTACAATATGAGGCTGCTCTCACAAATAACGCCAAGTTAAACCCAAATTCGCAGTGCCTCGGTGATGACGGAGTTCTAACGTACCCAGGCATAACTGTGGAGGATGTAGTGCGATCGTATTCTGCTCATGGCCAGGAAAAGAATGAGAG